AATTTGGTAATGATGGCGTAGGTATCATTATCTACGGTTACATTACTGTACTTGCTTTTGTCTGTCATTTGTTTTAACCTTTCTTTTTTTAATTGAATAAACTATATAGGACTTTAACATATTAAGTCAAGCTTTATGAAAACATTTATTTTAATTGTGATGTTATGCCATCTTAATCCAAACGGCCAAGAAGCTTGTATACCTTTGGTTGCAGATCCCCCTGTTTATTATCCAACAGAAGAAGTATGTAATAAAGCAGCCATAGGTAAAAGAAAAGAATTAAGAAATACTGCAGAGTTATACAAACTATATGTTACCGAAGTGTACTCTAATTGTATAGAAGAGAAAATGAAATTACCGGTCTAAGGGTGACCTTGACCACGTTCTATTTTTTTAGCACCTTTATGTTTTTTGGAATGTCTTCCAGGTCGTTTTCTACGCTTACCTTTTATAAGTTCGGTAACCCCAATTTGTGCTTTTTTAGCCATTCTTTATCTTCATTTGTAATTTTTAAATATTTAATGGAGCCATTAACATATTGTCTCGTATCCTCTCCACAATTAGTACATCTATAATAATCTGTTACAATTGCAACTAAAATAGCTTCTTCCTCACATTCTGGACATATTCCATGTACCGTGTCTATTTGATTAACTAAATCTTTAATACTTTTCATTTTTACCATGGTTTATATATTGTTTTCCCTAGCTCCTCGTCTCTCGCCGCTCGAAGGGAGTTACTGCGGTTTTTATCTGAGTTCCATGAGACATGGACCCATCCACTGTCGGGCTCACCATCTCGATAAAACTCGAGAATCAATTGATCATACTCTAAATTTTCTTTAATCCAAGTAGCTAGGACTTTATTATCAACCCCTGGAATTTCTAGGTCAGCTGCGTTGCCGGTTGCATGTTGACTGGTTATTTTAGATCCTATGGCAATACAAAGCTCAGGACTACGGTACCCTGATGAAATCATTACCGGTGCTTCAAAATGAGACCGGATCGGTTGTAATACATTGACACACAATGCTTTTAAATTATCTATATGAGCAGGAGATGGGTTGTTGGGTATCCCTTTTCGTTCAGCCGTTTGAGACTTGACGAGTTCGCTTAACTGAAAGTTAGCAGAAAGTTTCATAAATGATTATTGATTTAATCCTAATATAGTAAATAAGATAAGGGTTATAAAAGCAATTACTACACAATCACGAAGTAATTTATTTTTTTTCTTAGTTAATAAAAAAGGAACTTCCACATGACTACATTCTACACAAGAACAAAAGTCACAATTAAATTCATTGACGGTATTTTTTTTACCTAAACAATGACAGATATGTCCGCATCGTTTACATTGAAATTGTTTACCCATTATTACTCCTTAATTTCATAGAACATATCATCACTGTCGTCTGTTTTCCAGTTTTTGTTCTCTACGTTCCACGTCGTAGTTTGGACTTTATAGTCTGGCTTAGCGTTACTAGTAGTAAAATTAGGTATGTTCCACAAAATACGATTATTAGGCTGAGCTGCATAGTTACCGTTATCAAGAGCCAGTATATGCGCACACTTATGTTCGTGAGAAATTTCAGAATGCTCTGTATCCAAAACATTGGAGTCTGGATGAGCCCAATCAATTGTAAATAAATATTCTCCATGATACATTTTTTTATCTTTGCCAAAAAATTTACCACGTTGTCCATCTAAAAAAGAATAAGTAGTAACAGCAGGATGATAACTAAAACAGTTCCACAACTGTAACTCGTCAACTTGCATATCGGGCACTTCGGTTCTTTGAAGATGTTTTTGAAAAAAAGCTGAGATAGGCAATCGATAGTAGACCGCACCATTCGGTAGTAAGGCGTGAAATAAGATGGCTCGGGTGGCCATTGATGCAAACCCGAAGACCACACACTCTTCACTTTGTCCGTGATGACTTTTAAGATCATAAAGATATTCTTTCCTAACGGAACAATATAGTAACGGTATATTTGAATTAAGATATGCCATAATTTAACCATAAATGTCTCCCCATGAATTTCCCGATTCATAGTCTACTTTGTTTGGTACCTCCAATGTAACAGCATTTTCCATAATCTCAACTATCTTTTTTGCATGTTCTGGTGACTCTACCGATATATCTAATTCATCATGGATTTGAATGTGCGGTATAATACCTTCTTCATATAAGTTAATCATAGCTTGTTTAGTCATATCGGCTGCACTTCCTTGAATTAATTTATTTAACGCTTTATAGGTCATGGCCCTACGCACGTTTTCTTCTTGCTGTTTATCCGATGCTTGTGGAAATTCTTCTTTATAAGAAGCTTTTGCTTCTGCTTTACTGGTAGGTGGTACAAATTTTCCATTATTCCATCTAGCTATTTCCCATTTATCAAAACGACATCGTCTATGTAATAAAGTTTCAATAACTCCATCTCGTTTAGCAACGTTCGAAGTATAATTCATTAGTTCTTTTACAAAAGGAACATTGTCGTGGTATTGATTAAATAATTCTTCTGCTTCTTGTTTAGTGCTTAGTCCTAATTCTGCCTGTAGTTTTGCTTTACCCATTCCATAAAATAAACCAAGATTAATAGTCTTAGCGGCAGATCTACTAATACCAGCCATGTCTGCAACGGTTTGGTGAAAGTCCACAGAATGGTCCTTAAATTTTTCTACAATATCAGCCACGGATGGATCATCACAAACTACAGGTGTCTTAGCGGCAAAATGTACTACTAATCGTGGTTCTTGTTGAGAGTAATCAAAACATCCCCACTTATGATTTTTTTCTGGAATAAATAACTTTCTAATCTTAGGGCCTAGATCTTTATTTCTTGCAGGTATTTGTTGTAAGTTAGGATTAGAATAACTAAATCTACCGGTAACGGTGCCTCCTTGGTCGGAACGAATAGGATTAATATCCGCATGAATTCTACCATGATGTGAATGTTTTAAAATAGTATCAATAAAAGTAGTGTGAGCTTTGTTTAATTCTCTAGCTTTTGCTATTTTGTTTACCAAAGGATGTTTATGTTCTTGTAAATAATTTTTTGTAAAAGAGGGTGCCTTTGTTTTCTCTGTTCTTAGATACTCTAAAGATAAATGGTCAAATACTTTTGCAATAGATCTTGCTGCCCATATTTCAATATCAATGTTAGTTTCTTTTTTTATTTCCATTAACAATTGATTTTCTTGTTGTACCAATTGTTTTTTCAATAGATGAGCTTCTTCAATGTCGACTCGGACACCTTTAAATTTCATATCAATTAAACAAGGAAATAATTTAGTTTCTAAATCAAATATGTCGTGTAATTTTTGTTTTTCAATTTCTCCAGACAAACATTTAAATAAACGTAAAGTGAGTGCAGCATCTTGTTCTGCATACTTTCCCACATACATCGCAGGTAATTTATACATTTCAGATTTAGGATCTACTCCCGCTGCTTCTGCTGCATTCTTCAAAGTTTTTTCATCTTTAACGTTTCCTAAATAATCTAATGCAACACTATTTAAACTATACCACATACGATTTTCATCAATTAAAGATGCCATGACCATGGTATCTATAATGTGGCCATTGATAGGAAAACCTAACGCGCGAATCCAACAAACATCATACATAGCATTGTGAAATATTTTAGCTGCGGGGGTAGCACAAACTTCTTTAAACCAATCTAATACAATTCGTTTATCTAAATTTCCTTCTCGATGTGCAATAGGATAATATCCAGACCATCCCTCTACGGCTACGGCAATACCAATGATTTCTCCATTACCAATGACCGCTCCAGAACCTCTAGATTTTAAATCAGGATCCCTAGTCTCTAAGTCAATAGCAATATACTTTGCGTGACTTAAATCAGGAAACGTTTCCGGACAACTCCACTCTATTTCTGCTTCAAATAACATAATACATTAACACTACTATAGTTACTAATAAAGCAAAACTCATTTGCTTATATTTTCTATTTCTAATTCACAGTAATGAATAATTTTTTTAAGATCTTCAATACCATTTTTATCTTTATAACGTACTACGTACTTGATAACATTTCCTTGAAAAAAACTCAAGCCATTGGTCTGTATAAAAGTGTATGGTTGTATTTTATGTTTAGAGTAGTGATCTCCGCCTTCTTGTCTTGTAGATGGAAACAAACGTTCCATATCTGCTTTAGTCGTCATATGATTTCTCCTCCTATTATATATTGATGTTTAAAATTTCTACTCATAATGT